TCGCCCGCCATCGTTCAATGGTCTCCGCTGCGCTTCGAGGATCCGGAATATCCTTATAGGCACAATACGGCGCCCATGCCGACGGGAAGAAGCTCGAGAATTCATAGGTTTGCAGCACGGATGATTGGATGATCGTCGCCTCTCCCAGACCTGCAACTGAAACCGTACTGTTCTGGCTGCCGCGACCTATCTGCAACTCTTCCGGATTAACAGGAAGCTGCAAACGTTCATCTCCGTTGTTAAAAGTCAGCCAAAATTGCATCAGAATGCAAATCCTCCTTTGTACCCGACATCTTCTTCTTCACCCAACAAATTATCAATTGCCCGTACAACCTTGGTGACCAGACGATCTTCGTCGGCTTCGTTATGGAAATGCTGGGCGCCTGAAAAGGTGACATTTATTATTTTGCCTGCCTGCCCCGTTTGCGGGCGTGTCGCCATACTGCGAAGAACCTCGGCTTCCGGTCTGGGCAACACGGTTTCACCTTTGTGCAAAATAGCTCTGTAACCGTCAAACGGGATGTTGGATATGCCTTGTGCATGCGAGCCGTCGACTTTTTCTTTTAATTGAATAATCCCCCCGCCGCCGAGCCATTTGGGCATACCCAATTTGAAATTCCCGGAAACTATTTCTCCTACTCCATTTCCCATTTCAGCCATCTTTATCCCAACCTCTACCAACTTAGTCAGAAGTCCGCCAAGCTTTTCATCCAACCACACAAACAATCCCGTCAGCTTGTCCTGTAATCCTTCCCACGTGAGCCATTCGTTATAGACATCTGTAATCCATGTGCCTGCATTGCCAAGCCAACCCTTGAGTTCCGTCCATCGTTCGCCAAACCATGAGAACCAGACTGCAAGCATTTCCTTTATTTCAGGCCACTTCCTGAAGAGATCTATGACTTGACCAATCGGACCGAGTAACGGAAGCAACCAGTCGGCATTTTTTGTTACCCAGGCTTTGATCTGATCCCAATACTTCCATGCATACCATATAGCCGTCAGCCCTGTGATAATCCAACCAATTACCGGCAAGAAACGAAGCCCCCAGCCGATGATTCTCCCTAACCATGGAAGGATGGGCTGTAATCCTTTCATAACCCACATAAAAGCTTGTCCGAGCCATTTCAATCCTTTGCCCATGCCACCAAGAATCATCGTTATAAAACGCCAACCGACATCGATAAAACTGCCGATGCGCGAGAGCCATGGTACTTTGAGCAGCTTGCGAATCAGCCCTACCAGACCTCCGCCTGACCCTTTCTGGCCTCTGAATATCCAGGCAATTCCCTTAAATACGGGAAGAAGTTCCTTGTAAATCTTGAATCCTTTAGCCGCAGCAAAAAAGGGGACTAGCAGACTCGTCAATCCGACGATCGTGGGAATCAGCCACTCTATGTTTTCAATAAACCATTGAATACCCTGGGCTAATGCATCACCAAAAACAACAGCAAGTTTTGTTATAGATATTATAAATTCCTCAATGGACTTTTGGCCTTCTGGAGACATCATCCATTTGTTGAGGCGATCAAAGGACGGAGCCACGCCCTCAAGAATAGATCGTCCAGTGTCCTCCAACAATCCTTGTAAATTGCGTGTAGATTCAATAATCGGGATAATCGGACCGGAACTGATCGTTTTGAACTGGCGGTCGAGTTCGCCCGCCGTATCGGCGGAGGTGGAGAGGCCTTTGATAAACTCAGTTATTGCATTGTCATTATCATCAAACTTTGCGCCGAATAGGAGACCACCCATGCCCGGCATCTCCGACAAATTATTCGAGGCCGACATCGCGGAAGCGGTTTCGGCCAAAAATTGTTGCCCTGTAAGCTCTCCTGTCTTTAATTTGTTCAATCGTTCTTCCGCCCCAGCCTTACCAAACAATTTCTCATAGGCCGCTAACACTTCGTCGTTCCTCTCATTGATAGACCGTATTCCCCACTCGCGGACACTTTCTGCCAGCGCATCATAATTAAATCCGCCCGCCTTCTGTCCGGCAACAAGGCCACTCGCTATCTGCTCAGGACTAATCTGCAGCTTGGAGAAGGTGGTTGCATATTTATTAAAGGTGTCGAACAGATCACGGTACTGATCTCCCGCATTCCGATAAATATACGCCAAGCTGTCGCCAGTCCGGCCAAACTCCGAACCCATCGCATTGTAAAATGTAGTCTGTGCTCTTGTTATTTCACGAGGATCGGCATGAGGGAACAGGGAATTTAAACGACTGGAAGATTGAGCTGCTTCCGTCAACTCATCTCCACTCAAGTCCGTCTGCTGTGAAATGTTGAGCAAGGACTCCAACACCGCTGCTCTTGAGGTTCCGGCTTTATCGTCGTAATAAATACTTTGAACCGCCGATGTAATATACGGAACTTCAAGCCCCGTAACAGCTGCAGCTCTCGTATCCATCTCAAAGGCCGACTGTCCCGCAAACAAAAGACCGCCACTGGATGACCCTGTAATTGCACCCGCGATTTCCAGAACTGAACCTTTCATCTTCTCCAGCTTGGAGTTAACATTGTCCAGCACTGCCGAGGCTCCGTCATTGACCTTTAATGTTGGAGTGGCGGTAGTCCCATCCAACCGCTGAATCTTTCTATTTACCCCATCCAACTCAGCCGAAACGTTGTTATTGATGGTTAGCACAGCACTGGCTTCGAGCTTCAAAGCAGCCTTTGAACCACTAACCAAGTTGATTAACGAATTCATTCCCTTATTCAAAGTCTCAACCGTTCGAGTTAACTGTTGGAAAGCTTTATCTGCTTTTTTAATCGTGGCTGTAATGTTGCCAATAGTCTTATCAGCCTTCAGCAATCCGCGCGTAATGCGATTATTAAACTTCAACAGAGAATCAAGCGTGGGCATTTTCACGATTCCTCCTTCCACAGAAATTGAAAATGACCCCGATTATGGGGTCATTGACATAAGCAGTTGACTATATTTTTCTCGATTTTCTTTCCTAGGAATCCACATCATGAGATAGCCATTTGTAAAGTGACTTTGCTCAAGCCAGTCATGTTCGGCGTGTACCTTGTCAAATCGCTGCTGTACCTTTTGGGCTGCTTCTTCCGTTTCGAATTCATAAAGTACGAATTTCAAGGTACCCGAAGAATTTCCTTCTGACTCATAAACTAAACCTGGCATGTTATCTTCCTCTAGCTGAAAGGGATAAATCCTTCGATTTGTAATATAAACACGCTCATCGGACTCCTTCAACATTTTGTCGAAATTCTTGATCGTTACTCCTGGACGATCCCGACCAATCGTCGGCGTTGGCGCTGCGGTCTCCGTAGGCTCCGGTGTTGCGGAAGGCAGCGGCTCGACACTCACCGTCTCACCGCCGAAGCACCCTGCCAGCAACAACAAACATAACAACCATGCTATATTCCTGATCTTTAACCTTAGTGTTTGGATCATTTCATTTTCGCCTCCTATTGCTAGATTAGCGAAATTTCCTATTTTATACAATGTCTATTTCTTTTTCGCAGATCGCGAAGCCCGCTCCTCATCCTTTACATATTGCTGGACGGATGCGTACAGGAACGCCCGGTGATACTCATCCATCTCCCACAGCTCCTGCGGCAGAATATTGCGCTGATGCAGGAGCCAGTGGGCATAGGTCGCATCGCGATCACCGGAGCGGATCAGTTTTTTGCGTCTTCGACAAGCTCATCAAAGTCTTCATCTAATCCATTGACACGCTGAACAGCATTAATCCACTCCGCGTACTCGCCGGGCAAAGACAGAATCAGCTTGACCAGATCAACAGGGTCGTTAACGCCGTACGATTGCAACAAAGCAGTATCGCGGAATTCCGGATAGAGAGTAGACTCAATACCCAATCTCGTCGCGAAGCGCTTCGAATCCAGCTCCTTCTCCGCACGACGCCCCTTGCTCTTGACGGGTCTCATGCATTCGTCTTGCAACTGTTCCACACGCTCTACCGGCAAAGCCCGGAGTCGGAACGGAATCGGTTTGCCCTCATCATCAACAAACCGTTTGGTCACAACAACTTCTTCCTCCGGTAATTGAGCTGCTCTACCCTTCATAAAAAAACTCATATCGCGTTCAGTCAAAATGTTCTCCTCCTGTTTCCTCTATTTTTCAGTTCGTTACAATGTCGACGGGGCGTTAAACGTCTGTATCATATCAATGTCCTCGAAGGTAAATTCGACTTCTTCCTCCAGCGTCTCCGCATCTGTATCCAGACTGGCAAAGATGACGCTGTTGAGATTGACGTTGCGCAATGCAATCCATTGTCGCCCAACAGATGAATGCGGATCTTCGTTGATGACCTCAATGTCAAAATACGTATCCTTGCCGTTTTTAATGTAATCCAGCATAAGCTGACGGAAACGGGAAGTGACGTAGAAAATGGTCATGCTTCCCGTACCGCTCCATCCAATAGCTTTATGCTGCGTACCGCGCCTGCCGAGCGTCTTTACTTCCGCCTTCTGCTTCTCTGCCGTGGCCTCCAGGGTCTTGAGGTAGAACATCTCGTGCTGTACACCGTTAATCTTCGCGTACGCCCGTCCTTCCTGTCCGGAGATCGTATCTCCCGCTCTTAAATATGCCATGTGCATCCTCCTCCTAACTAATGTTGACGTTCAGGTAAATT